AACCCTTGACACCTCTTATCCTATCCTGTGTGTGATGTTCGTGGCATTTCGGTCCATGGCACCAATTATAATCGCTCATGTCGACCTCTATCATAATATTGTGGTAACATTCCCCAAAACATAACAAGACCACCAAAACAAACTAACACTCCAATAATAAAGTCATGATGTAATGCTAGAATAAATCCTAACATTAAAAGTACATATCCAAATAATCCTGTCAATAATCTCATTAATGCCTCACTTTCCACGCAGTAGTTGCAGTTCTATAACCATGTGCGTCTAGGTCATAGTAAACATAATAAGGTGTTCCATTTTTAGCAACACCATATCTTGACTTGTCGTCATGTTTGCCTTGTCTTGTTATGTGCTTCTTATGTTTAGAAGCCCAATAAGTTATGTAAAATGTTTTAGTCATATTTCTCTCTTTCTGTTATGGGACTATCCTACAGGATAATCCCATAATTGTCAAATGTTAATTTATAGCTTGTTGTTGCATTTGTTGCCTTGCAATCGCAATCTTCTCATCTCTTGTAAGAACTTTTTTATCTTCCAAAAGACTAGCCAGATTATCTGGACTATAGATTGATAAAGCCAAAGAACTACTTTCATTCATCATTGTTTCATTTAAAACAACTCCAACTTTATCTGCAAGTGCTTTTGCTTGGTCAAATGTTCTGTAAGATTTTAAACCTAATCTCAAAGTTTTCATCTTGCCCTCAACATAAGAATACATCTGTTGATGTTCTTTGATTACATTGTCAGCACTAGCAACATACATCTTAAAGAAATTCATAGTATTCTCATCAACTTTAAAATTTCTTGAATGACAATAAGAACTACCAATAGTCCAAAGTTGAAAATCATTTTCCCACTTTGATTTAGGTGTAGTGATAGACTTGTCATCATTTGACGAAGTTTGAAATCCTAAAAATTTATTACACGCACTCTCATCATTATAATACTTTGGATTTCTTTTTGAGTAGTCATCATTGATTGATAATTGAAAGTCTGGATTTAATCCCTTTGCTTTCATCTCATCACGATAATATGCTCTTGCAAACTTTCCACCCATGTCAAATCTAACATGAACTTCATCATTTGCGTCATACTCTCTACCCTCATCATCAACTTTAGTAATTGGTCTTTGAACATAGAAACAATTATCCTCATACAATTCGCCACCTGCTCTATTGTATTTTCCAATCATTCTTCTAATTGTATCAACATCTTCCTGTGGTTGATGAAACCTTACAACTTGATTAATTTTCTCTTTTGCCTTTTCTCTCATCAAGTCATATTGCTCTTTTGCCTGTATCAATTTATCTTTTACTTTATCTTCATAAAAAGATTGAAATTGGTCAGCAATCACTTTTCGCTTTTCTGCGTTAAGTGTTATTTTTTTAGTTTGCATATTTATTTCTCCTATATTTAATTAATTTGAAATTACCACTTGACAATAGGATAGTCAAGTATTATATTGGATATATTAATAATTAGTTTTATTAATCAACCCGTCCGTTTGCTAGTATCCGACGGTATAAACTCAAACTAGTGGGACAACTTCTGGTTGTGGTGTAAAGTAGATTGAAAGAGATCCAAACACACGCACAGCTAGAACTGATCCCTGGTCCATTGATACCCGTGATTATTCCGTGGCTACGTTGATGGACCTGGGATCAGTGGGCACAGGATACTGTGATAGGCCTGTTGCCCGGGCTATTAAAATAAAGCACGCCGGCCTCAATCCCGCTGGTCAAGAAAGGAATAAATATGACTAAAAAAAGAATAATCGACTGGGCCATTGCAGTGACGTGGAGTGATGGCAAAGAAGAAAATATTACAGATGTAGATGATGAAACAGCCAGAGCGGTTGATGCATATCTAACTGAAATAGAAGAACATGGAGATTTGGCAAAACCTGGCACAGAACTAGTTAGAGACAGGTCCCTGTAGGATGAGCAGAAGAATTGAGAACCCAGTGGTTTTGATAAATCATTGGCGCTGGCTTCAGGCCAATGGCTACAAGCAACAAGCGGCAAGCTGCAAGCGTCAAGCGGCAAGCTTGACAAGAAGACAATATAGGATTATAAAGGAGTATGAAAACAGACGAAGCACTTAAAATTATAGGCGGTAGCCTGAGCAAGCCTTCAAAGATGCCGGGCTGGTCGATAGGTTTACCTGCCAAAGAATGCAAGACCGGCGGCAAGCTCCAGAAGGTCCCGGGCTCTGTCTGTTATGACTGTTACGCGCTCAAGGGTTGTTACGTCTTTAAGGTTGTTCAGGATGCACAGTATCGAAGGTTGGAAGCTATTCAAGATCCGCAATGGGTCCAGGCAATGGCTCACCTGATCAACAGCAAAAAGCCGGACGTGTTCCGCTGGCATGACTCAGGAGATGTCCAGGATCTAGATCACTTAAACAAAATTTATAAGGTGTGCCAGCTCACACCTTCAAAGAAGCATTGGATGCCAACTCGAGAAGCTTGGATCAAAGATCACCTCGATGGCAAGCCTGACAATTTAGTCATAAGGTTCAGTGCGCCCATGGTTGACCAGCGGGCGCCTGCTTCCTGGCCTAACAGTTCGGAGGTTGTTAACAGCAACGCCAGCTGCCCGGCCCCTAAACAAAACAATGAATGCAGACATGTTCAGGCATCCAAAATATTATAAAGAATTACGCAAGCGTAATAAATCTGATCAGGCCATTAGTTTGAGAGAGTCGGAGACGTCCGCTGGAGAACGTGCGCCTGGTCAGGGCCACAAGCAACAAGCCTCAAGCACCAAGCATCAAGCTCCAAGCTTGTTAAGCATCAAGCCACAAGCTTCAAGCCCCAAGCAACAAGCTTCAAGCTCCAAGCCGCAAGCATCAAGCTCCAGGATCCTGGACCCTTCGTAAAGTTTCACGCACCCCGAACCGAGGTGCTCAATGCAGATAAAAGTATTGTGTGGATGCTTCACATGGAAGGCTATTTGATGTGGACTGAAGCGTACCTTGTTACCTCTTGTGACTTTCAGTTCTAGTGTAAAAAAGTGGCCGTTAGCAGTACAACCCAGTAGATCGGGAGTACCGTGTAGGCTACTGTTTTCAAGCCTAATCCAGGAAATTTCAGGTATAGATTTCTTAATTTTTGCATATAATTTTCGCTCAGGTTTCAAGGTAACTAGGGCTTTCTAATTTGGTGTTTTAGGAGCGATAATTACTTTTTTATCTTCTGGTTTTAATACAACACGAATAGAATCTTGTCCAATTAAATTTGATTCTTGCACTTCAATTCTTTTTATTTCTTCCAAGTGACCACCGATCTGCATATAGATAGTAGCATTGGAAATAGCATTGCCTTTCCTACCATTAGTAAATTGATCTAAGTATTCCTGTAGATGTTTAACAAACATTATTGACTTTATAGGATAGTTACCTTAAATTGTCAATCATGGGACTACCAAAAAGACTAACAGAGATGCAACAAAGGTTTTCTGAATTCCTTGTATTCGGCGGACCTGACGGACCAATGACTCAAACCGAGGCGGCGTTAGCGGCAGGGTATTCGCCTAAACGTGCAAGACAAGAGGGTTCTGAACTTTGTAATCCTAAACTGTCACCGCTTGTTGTTAAGTATATCGGACAATTAAAAGAAGAGAGACTTAGAAAACATGAGGTCACCTACGAAGGACACGTAGCAGAACTTGCAAGACTTAGAGAGGCCGCTTTAAAAAAAGGATCGTTTTCTTCTGCAGTGAATGCGGAAGCAAACAGAGGCAAAGCAGCAGGACTATACATAGATAGAAAAATAATAAAAACAGGAAAGTTAGAGGACCTATCAGAACAAGAGTTAGAAGCAAAAATGAAACAGATATTAGACGACTACGCACAGATAATTGACGTAACTCCTCCATCTATAACTTCTGAATCTTCTTCACCCACTGACGAGGAATCATCGTCCGATCCCCAAAAGTAATTCCATCATCATCTTTATCGTAAGACGCAAATAATTTTATAGACTTATCATCTTTAGAATATAACCAACCTTCATTTACAGGTCTTGCTAATTTCATCTTATCAAACTCTTTGTCTGTAGCCCAGCCAGAGTCACTGACACAATCAATCCACTCCACTCTGACTCTCGGATAAGGTATATCGGGAGAGACATCAGTTGCAATTCTTTTTCTTCTTTTCCTAGGCATAGGTAGTAATTATCATAGATCTGCCACAATTCAAAGTTCGACACCTAAATAGACAAAAATTTTTTTCTTGCGCTAAAAAATAAAAAAAAGTGAAAAGGTATCGCAAATGCCAAAATTGACCTATAAGCGTTGGTACACAAGGCTTATTTTTCGACACCCCCCCCCTCGCAAGGGTATCGCAAGGGTATCGCAAGTGTCGCAAAATTAAGGGCAAACAGTGAACAAACACCTGTCACCCCGAATTTGCGACACCTCTGCGACACCCTCCCGACACCTAATCGACACCCTAGGTGTCGAACTTTTAGGACACATTGTTGTCACAATTTTGCCTTCTTCATCACAATTCTGCCACATTTCTTTTTGTATAAAATCCATGAGGTCTTGCCGTCAAAGTAATAACCTTCTATTTCCATATCTCCTCCTTCACATATCTTTTTAATTCTTTGTCTTGTATATTATCGGGTATCTCATTCTTATAAAATATTCTGTAGCTGTCACTGCCATACTTACCTATACCAAATAATTCTGTTGCGTCTTTACCATCCCATTCAAGATACTCTTCTGACATTTTCCATATCCTATGTGCTCTAACATTTTTCATGCCTAAATCTTTTAGCATCTCTGCTATTGTATCTCTGTCTGAATTTAATAAATGTCTTGCTGTTGGAAACTTCTCAAAAAAACCGGGTAATACTTTTTTAACTTTCTTTCTCCCTGTCTGGTTTAGACAGATAACACCTACCATGTGCTGCCAGTCATTCTTGACTTGTTGCTGCACCATGAGATCATCTCTCATTAAAGTCCTCTGCTTTCATGGGTGTTGTTCGTTCTTTTTCATCATGAATTAGGTCATGATACATGTCTAATCTTTTCAAAAACTTATGTTTATAGCGCCTTAATTCAGGTCCCTCGACTTTGAATTCTTGATAATATAGGTCAGGCGTGCATACCATGATAAC